CGGCAATTGAACAGGTGATTTCTAATTGTACGTTTGGAAAAATCAATGCGAAGAAATTATGTCAAGCGGATTTAGAATGGATCATTTTACAGATTCGTGCTAGAGCAAAGGGATATACAACAACTCTGTCCTTCAAGTGTGATAATATTGTAGATGATAAACCGTGTGGTATGGTCAATGACATCGATGTTGATTTACATGATGTGATTGTTTCAAACCCGGCGGATTCTGATTTGATCGATCTATGTGACGATGTTGGTATCAAGATGTCTGTTCCTAATGTAGAAGTGCTGACTGCTATTGGCAATTTGAATGAAAGTGAAGTTGCTAAATCGTTTCTGACGCTGGCTGCTCACATTGAACAGATTTACGACAATGACCAAGTCTGGGAAACCAAAGATTTATCCAGAGAAGAAATTGAAGAATTTGTGGAATCGTTTTCTGACGAACATATGAAGAAGATTGAATCTTGGGTCAGTAAAACCCCAACATTATCACTAAACGTTAAATATAAGTGTGCCAGTTGTGGAGTAGAAGACACTTTGACCATAGAAGGAATTGATAGTTTTTTCGACTGATCTTGATTAGTGACAATCTCGAATCTTTCTATCGATTGAATTTTGAGATGATGCACGAATTTCATTATGGACTTACCGAGATAGAAAATATGATGCCGTGGGAACGAGAAGTCTATTCCTTCATGATCATAGCGAGATTAAACGAACAAAGAGAAGAGGCAAGTAAACATGGCTGAACAGTTTTCAAAAACAATTAATAAAGTTGCTTCCAACACGGAAAGGAGCAGATCAACTCAATCAGTAGATCTGAGCAAACACGTAGACGAATTAGGAAAGCTGTTGGGGAAAAGTGCCGCACAATTTAATAAGTTTGACATCAATAACGAACATAATAAAAAAGCGGTCGAAACTATTTCAAGCAAATCTAATTCTCTAAAGGCAGTTGTCGAAGGCTTAGCCGAAATACGAAAGTCATCGAATGATTCGCGTAATGATCAAAAGAAATCGCAGGATCATTTAAAACACATATTGAATGAAATAAAAGAAAACACCGATTTATCAGAAGAAGAACGTAATCTGCTTCAAGAACAAGCAGATACGCTTCAAAACGGGTTCAAAACTAACAACCACCTTCTGACCAAATCTGCCGATTTGTTTGCCAAGTATTCCGATGCGGCTGTTGCTGGTATTACTTCGTTGTTGGGAAATACGCCAGCAACTATGATGCTGTCAAAATTTCTTGTAGATCAAACCAAGAACTTCTTTGAGCGTAGAAAAGAATCCAAAGCAAGAAAAGCAGAACTCGTCAAAGCGCGAGCGTTGGATAAAAAGACGCTTGACACCAATATAGAACAATTGACCTTCCTTCGACGTATGAAAGATCTTATGTTAGCCAAGACTGTTATCAAAGGCGCGAAGACTGCGGGAAGTGTCAAAAATTATGTTGGTGAAAAGAAATCACAAGTAGCAAGTCTGTTTCGTAAGAAATCTGATGATTCTATTGCTTCATTACAGAGCAGAGAGTCGGGACGCGAAAAGGAGAGAAAACCTATCGGAATAGCTCATAGAAAGGGGAAGAAATCTCTAGCTAGCAAGTTACTTGGCTTATTAATGTTGGCTATTCCTGTTTTGATTTCTGCTGTCACTGGGATTGCTGGAGCATTTAGTGGACTACTTCCTGCTGTTGCTGGTATTGGTACAGCATTTCTAGCATTGAAAGGACTTATATCAACAGGATTCACTAAATTGTTTGGTGGTTTGTCGTCTACGTTATCGAAAAGATTTCCAAAGTTGTTTGGTGGGAAGAACACGCCGCCTACAACAAGGACTTCTAAATCAAAAATAGACACGTCGACCACGTCAAGGGCTTCTAAATCAAAAAAGACAGTCAAAGTATCAAAGAAAGGCGGATTCTTCAGTAACATGGTGAAGAAGGCCACTGGCACATTTAAAGGCACGGTTGGAAAGAAAATTGCCAAGTTCGCCGGTGGTTCGTTGTTGAAGAAAGCTGCTATTGGTGCTGGTGGACTTTTACTTGCTCCAGAAGTTGCTGGAGCTTTGGCTATTGGTTCCGCGCTACTGACTGGGTATGAAGTCTACAAAGCATTTTCTGGTGATAAAGAACAGAAGAAGACAACAAAAGAGAAAAAAACAAATGGTGTGGCAACACAGATTCAAAAAGTGGATACCACAAAATCTAACGGTATCGATAGAACTAAAAATACAGACAGACTAAATGCCATTCAGAAACAGCATACTGCGGACGTTAAAACTTCACGCACACAAAGAAATTCTGCTATCACGAATCAGAATAAAGAAATTCGCGAAAATTATGTAGAAAAACGAAGTGCTGCTGAACCTTCTGTGATTTCTGCTCCAACTACAAATGTAGTCAATAACACATCAACCACAGTTCAACCGTCGGTAGTACCTTGGAACGGTGATGGGACATATATTGCTGCTTCGCGAGCAAACACGCTTTAAACGAAAAGGGCGACCAAAAGGCCGCCCTAATCTTTTTACATTTAGAGTTTAGTCTTCTGCCATCTTACGGAAGAAGTCCATTGCGGATTCTGTGCTTTCTGATACTGGTTCGGAAGTTGGTGCTGCTACTGGCGCAGAACTAGCTTCTGATGCCATCGGTGACGCTGCTGTAGTCTGTGGCGCAGCAGAACGCGTACCGTCGTTCAACACACGTGCTAATCGTTTGCTCAACTCTTCTTCAGACTTGAATTGATCCGGTGCGATAAATTCTTCCAAAGAATGTTCCTGTTTCCAGATTTCTTCGATAGCTTTGTCCGTCTTCGCGATAGGTGATGGTGCGGCAAAATCACTCTTGTCATAGTTTACCATTCCCTGTACTTTACGAATGCGCAGATTGAAATTTGCGCCATCCCAGAAATCGAAAGGATTCAGTGCCTGTTCATCATCAAACTCTGGGTACAAAGCAGATTTGATCTTGTCGAAAATCTTTGCTCCAAATTTGAACAACATGACCTTGCCTTCGCGTTCTGGGTTCTTCTTGTCCGACACTACGAGAACATTTGTAATATACTGAAGACGACGCTTGCGCTTTCGTGCAATTTCCTTATCTGAGTCGATTCCTGTTGACCATAACGCGCCATTTTTGAGGCAGCAGGGACAATCATTGCCAATTGTTGTTGGACAATTCTCGATATACCAGCCACCAGATTCTTTAAATCCGTGACTGTAGACGCGCACCCAAGGAGAACTTTCACCGTCTTTTGGTGGCAGAAAACGAATTACTGCCTGACCGTTGCCGGATTCGTCAATTTTTGGATAAAATTGCCGATCATCTTTATTTTGATTAGATTTTGAATCTGCCTGTTTAAACTTTTCTGATAATGCCTCGAAGGACATTCTATTTTTCTTCATTGATGCAATTGACATTTTTTATTTCTCCGTTATATATTTGCGCTATTAGTTGGCGTTTCGCCTATTAGTTGCTAGTTGTTTTATGCAGTTTTATGCTGCATTGTATTTATACTACACTTATTTGGCCTCCGTGTCAAGAAATATCTTCTTGACCAATCTCAAACATTTCTCTTGTTTCAACAACAAAAATGGTCGATAATTCAACACTCTTCGATTAAACAACTCAAACACAGGATCATCTTCCATTAAGTCTGATATATGCTGATGACAGTTTAACGCGCAATCAACTACCATATATGTTTCGATGTTCAAGTATCCTTGAGCGGTCATGCGATATAATATTGGTGCTTTGTTATTTCTCAACTCAAAAATCGAATTGAAATCCAGCTTATTATCGTTCATAAATGTTTTTAGTGTGTTCAATTCCTTATCTGCGTTGCGAAACAGATTAGATACGCGTTTTTTCCATTCAAAATAAATCTCTTGAGTTTCGACGTTTAATTGTAGATCACCAATCCAAGCGTTGGGATTGTCTATGAAATTGGCAACAAGAAACGGTACAACATAATCCATATGCTTGTTGGATAAACTTTCAAAGAAAAGTCTATCCTTTCTTTTGTCATAATTATTTCTTTTGATGTTGATACATGTTCCCGATTTTGTGAAATCGAACTTTGAATTGAAGTGTGCCTTTAACGCGCAATATGTTCTGTAGATTTCAAACCCAGTCATCTATCCTAAATCTAGTGGCACGTATCCAGAATCATCTGATGGCAAAAGTTTCTTATCCATAGCTTCTTGCTTCACTAGATTGAACAAAGAACCAGTGACAAATTCTGCCGCTGTAATTTCGTCTATATTATTTTCAAGACAAACCTTAGCAATCGCTTCAAGATATTCACTTCCCTGCGCCAATTCCTCTACACGAGATACGAATTCTGCTCTAGCTATACGAATCTTCTCTATTTTGTCGGTCATCCTTCCCCCATAATTTTAGAAAGATGTTTGGCTTGATGTTTAGCGTCATCTAACGCGTTGTGTGGAACACCAATGAAATCTTCTGCTTCCCTTGCCTTAAATAGTGCTTTAATGGTTCGATAACATCGCGCATTCCAAAAATCCCAAGGAACTTTCTGATTTGTAACAGCATATGCGTTGGTCAAGATCGGAAGATCAAATCCAGCACCACACGACCAAGGATATTTTAACTTGTTGCTTATGATGAAATTCGACAATTCAGACAGTGCTTCTGATAATGTTGACGAAATTTGCGAATCCATACAATCATGTAATACCTTCTGCGCAGTTTCGCCTTGATTACACCACCAGTTTACTGTATCTTGATCGATCGTCAAGCCCGCTTGTTTACAGCTTTCTGATAATACGGTAGTGTAAAACTCTTCACCAAACTCTCCTGTGTATGGATCGAATTGTACTGCGCCAATAGAAAGAATTGACGCTGTTGGTCTGGTCGATAGAGTTTCTAAATCTATCATCACATGATCTAAACTCATGTTGTCTGCGTCACTTCAATACAAGAGTCATAAATTCCAATCACATCATCAAACTCAGATTCAACTTCCTGACGATTCTGTGCGTAATATAATTTTGCCAATTTGCGTGTAACTTTAGGATCAAGTTCGCAAGTATCCTTCAATTTTTCGCAAATGCCTTTCTGTAGTTCACGTTCTGCGGCTTGCCGAGTTAAACTAGCATCAAATTCACGAATTGCTCTCGAAATGATGTCTTTATCTGCGTTGGTTAGTGCCATATTATTTTCTCCTTTTGATGATACTACTGATTTTTGAAGAATTAGTCAAGTTGTTTTCTTTACATGAGCATTGTGATGGGATTCTTCCGCATTTTGAACAGAAACCAGTAGGTGTAGATTCTCTTTGTTTTCTGATTGGTTTACGCATTCAAATCGAGTTCTTCGATTGTCAAAGAGTTAGATTTTGTTTCAAAACTCTGAAATTCTTCTTTTGGAATCTCCCAATCACCGACATCTACAGACAAAGTTATATGCGGTTTGTATTCATCGTAATCATAGGTTGCACCCATAGAACAATATAACTTAAACAGCTTGTGTAGAATAATGCTATCCAACAACAGTACCAGAGTGTTTTTGTCTCCATCGTGAAAGATTTCTAATCCTTTTGCTTCGCCTTCAACAACATAGGAAACCGTTCCCTTTGTCAATGGTAATTCACGTCGCGAATATGCTAATGTTGTGTGAAGACTTTTCATATCTACTGGATTGGGGACTTTTAGTGATTTGATTAGATAATCGATCTTGATTTTTGTTCTCAACTCATAATCTGTTGCTGCAACATAGGTTCCTTTGCTCATACTGCCACCTTCCCCATGTCGATTTTGTCGTGATGATTATAGTTCACCAATTGAATATCCTCAAATTTGAAATCGTCAATCTCTTTGATATTTGGATTCAGACCAAGCACAGGTAAATGTAGATGTTTTCTTTTAATTTGAATTTTTACCCCCGGAATTTGATTCACATATATGTGTACGTCGGCACCAGACCAAACCAATTCATTTGCTTCTAATCCCGTGATATGTGCTATCATATGAAGTAAAAGAGCATATGATGCGATATTATATGGAATTCCAATCGGCGCGTCATTACTGCGCTGGTTCCAAATAAGATTCAATTTGCCGTTAATTGAGACAAATTGAAATGAATAATGACAAGGCGGCAATGCCTGTTTCCCGTTTGCCACATTTTCACTAAATGATTTGTCGTCATCTGGCAGAACGCGAGGATCCCATGCTGATACAATCAATCTACGATCATCTGGATTTGTTCGAAGTTTATCTATGACGTTTTGTAGCTGGTCTACCCCACTAAAATCTCGCCACCGACTACCATAGACCGGCCCTAAATCACCGTTTTCATCAGCCCAAGCATCCCAAATGTGAACATCATTGTCTTGAAGGTATTTGATATTAGTGTTTCCTGAGATGAACCATAACAATTCATGAACAACACCTTTCCAATATACGCTCTTGGTGGTGACAATCGGAAATCCTTTTGTTAGGTCGAATCTCATTTGACGACCAAACACACTCAACGTGTCGATGCCGGTTCTATTGTGCTTCAGTTCGCCATTGTCTAAAATGTCTTGTAGAAGATCTTGATATTGTTTCACTGATCACACCCGCCACATTCTTTGATTGTTGTCTTGAGATTTTTGATTTCTTCCCATAGAGTCTTTAATCCAGTGAGTAATAACCCAACAGCCAATAACACACCGAAAGTAGATATAGAATACCAACATAATTGTAAAATAATAGGTGCTGGTTTTGAGTGATTGACGATCTGTATAACATCGCCAACGTGAATATATTCTTTATAATCAACCATAACATCGCCGAACAAGGAATGGCAAATAAGATTGCTTAAAGCGACCCATGCGAACAAAACAATGACACACATCAAAGCTGGTGCGCGATATTTCAAACATTCCCATGTATTTTTGAAGCAGATTAAGTGTTTGTTCATTTTTTCTCCTGTTTACTGTGTTGTCGGTTTGTACTTGTCAAGAAGTTTGTTAAACATCATTCTGACCGTTTCTATACGCATAGAAACGATTTGAATTAATTTTTGATACCATCATATCAGAAGTAAAACGTCTTAGAATTGATTTAGTGATTGATATGCTGCGTGTGTTAAAGCAACACAAGCAGACTTTGATCTAGCTAGTTCTTTGTCGTCATGAACGCCGGCGAGAAACATCCCGTCAACTTTTTTAATCCATAGATTAAAATATAACATCAGATCAAAAGCATCTCGACGATGTTTGTATGAATTGAACTCGATTCGACCACCTAATAAGATGGTCAAATCAGAGTTTCCTGATGTTGGATTCCTAGTGCCAATAGAAACAGACACATTTTCATCTTTGAACATTTCAGACGCGACTACCAGCATCTTTTCTAATTTACACATTTAGTCTTCCTCGACTTCTACTGAACCATCGGATTTTAGAATATATTTGAACTCGAACCCAACACAGTTCAAAGGAAACACGCCCCATCCTGTTGTCTTGCTTCCATCCAAATTATATTTTTCTTCTTCATATGCGGATGAACGAACCAACTGAGCAAATTTATACTCTGGGTCATCGCCACGTTCTTCTGTGAAACTTTTGTTGAATTCTTTCAACCAAGGCAATGTTGCTTCTGGATAGCCGTCGAAGTGTTTGTAAAGTTCAACAAAATCAATGCCTTCTACTTGAATTACTGCGTTTGTACTCATAATGAAATCTCCTTGTGTTCTTCTCTTTCAATAACTGAAATCTAAACCATAGAAGTTAGATTGTCAAGCATTAAATTGCATCCGTCTGCTGAAACCAGAATACGCGGGCTTTGTTGGAAATTGCTTTGCCTACATCCTTGGCACATAGATGATTCGTTGTCAGCAAATTCAATTCTTCTTTCAGAATATCATCAACAATCCACTTCAGATAGAAGCCGGTAGATTTTCGATCAACTTCCAATCCTGCTTCACGCAAGGCATACAATCCTTGTTTCAGTCGATTCTGTGTTACTGTAGCTTCTACAAATTCTTGAACCGAATTCATTTTTTCTACATCGACAGGTGCCAAAGTCTTTGTTTTTGTCACCGCAAATTTTTCCCCTTTTACTTTGTACCAACTACCCGAATCCAGCGACAATTCATAATCCGCTGGTCGGTAGACAATTCCTTCACCGATTCCAGAAACACCGAACGCTTTACCAACAGGACATTCATCTTCTACTGATTGAGTCATTTCTCCTAATCGATTTGACGATAGTTCTGGATAGTTGAAGTCTATTTCAATTTCAAACTTCTTAAATTGATCAACAAAATATACTTGATGTTCATTCAAGATCTTCATCGAATCTTCATTCAAGTTGTAAATGCGTTCATGTACATACTCACTCGAAGCGTCTTCTCGTTCTACGAACTTATCAAATAGAATCCACATTTTAGGGAGTTGGCAAATAGCAACACCTTTCTGAATTCCTGACCCGCACCATTCACCGAAGATAACGCCGTCTTGCGGTAATAAATTCCAAACTTCATCCGGCAATCCAGCCACAAAAGCAGCAAATCCTGCGTTGTCTTTGTTGATAGAAATATCTCGTGTTCGAGATTCTGGTGTACGAACGCCATTACACACACGAACACCGCTACACGTTCCGTGTGTCTTCACTGTTCCGATGAATTTCAAAACAGGATAATCCGTCAAATGCTGAATAATAGCCTTGCCGTCTTCGTCAAGTCCTTGGAAGTCGTGCTGTTGTCGAATATGTTTTACCACTCCAGCGAATTGACCAATTTTAGGAAAGGCTTTGAATTTGTCTTCCATGTATTAACTCCTAGTAATTATTGAAGAAATAATGACCGTTATATTCAGTAAACTCATTAATCGCGATGTCTCTGCCGTATGACGCGAAGTATCAAGCCTTAAACTGATAAGGCTTGTTCCATCGACCAACATTGATATTGATATACCAACCAACATCGAAATAATCGGTCATGATGTCTGAATTATCGTGGTTGCCTGTCATCATTGCGTCACGAAGTTCAGACAGAAATTGTTCACAAACACCTGAATATGAATTGTCGATGCTGTAAGGATTAACTTGAATATGAGCATCCGAACGAAATTCTTCTGTCCAAGCGTCGATTTGTTCTTGTGTATTATATTCACGTTCATATTTGTGGTTGGCAATCCAATTTTCAATCAGATCAAGTTTGCCTCCGCGAATGTTCACTACCAAAGTAGAATAATTTTCAACAGCAATGGAACCTTTCATTTTGTACTTCTTGAGTACCGCTTTGATTGCTGGTGCCATTTCTTTTTTTGTTTCTTGATTCATGTAAGCCATAATAAATTCTCCTCTGTCAATAAAATAAATCTAATCTATTGTTGGTTGATTGTCAAGCGTTATCCGATGATTTCGAACAGGTCATACACCAGATCTTCAGCATAAACATTGTGTAACTCTTTGATTGTGTGTTTCATGCCTTTAATCACACGGAACACTTCAACGCCATATAGATCTGCTGCATTCAGAGTGACGCGAACACGACCGCCGCGTTTCACGTTGCTACCAGAAGCTTTAAACTGTAAGAAATTCTTTCCACCGATGAATTCGTGAACGCCCATACAAAACATCGCATTTTTGTCTAATGTATACATCTGCTGGTGGATTGTTTTTGCTACTTGTAAGTTTGCCATAATATAGTCTCCTCTGTCTCAATAAAATAAATCTAGTTCTTTGTTGGTTGGATGTCAAGCAGTTCTTTTTGCTCGAACAATATCAACAGCTTCTGATATGTTTTCTAACAGATTTTCTACCTGATTTGCTGCTTCTTGATATGTGATATTGGCTCTTTCTTGTAACGCTTTGATCATTTCGTCGATGATTATTTCGTCTGGATTCATGTTCATAATTAACTCCTCTGTCTCGATAGGATAAAGCTAAGCTATCTGTACAGCGTTGTCAAGAAAAAGATTTGCTAAATAGTATTATGCTGACATTCAAACAACACCTAACCAATGAATCTTATGAACGAGCAATCATCGAACTTGCCGTTTTAGCCGAAGAAACTCAGAACGAATTTCTTGAAGAAGCTGTGATAGACAAGGCGCACCATGTCCTCACGAAAGTTGGACTTCATGCGTCACAAGGAAAAGGATTGATTCAATACGCTCTATCTGCTGGTAAAGGCGTGGCGAAATTGATTGGTGCTGCTATTCGCGGCGATAAAGAAACCGCCATCGAAGTAGCCAAAACGGTCAAGAAAGAAGAAGTGTTAGATTTTTTATTGAAATTGGACACCGCTAGTCTACATTTGGTGTCCGGCCCACTTCACGCGTTAGACGCATGGACAGGAACACATTTCGCAGCAAATTTATCCGCAGCGGCGATGACAGCAACCACCGCTTTCAAGAAGGCAATTGAAACTGCCAAAATTCACGTACATAAAGCCATCGTCAATGCGAAAACAAAGACGAAGATTCTAAATAATATTAGTCGCATTGAGAAACTAACTACTGCTTAATAGTTGGCTCACATATTTGTTTTCCGTATGCGTTGAGTCTAGGTGTAATATTACCAAACAAACCAGAGGATAGATATTGGCATCCTGTAAGGTGATCTGTCTTTAAAACCAAACCAGAACGAATCTCACCGTTGTCTGTAGAATCATATTCATTCTGAAAGATTAGACCAGTACAGAAGTATGTGAAAGCGAAAACCAACACAAACACCAAGAAATCGTTAACATATTTCATCTAAACTATCTCCTTCAACAAAGCGAAAATATTTGTCAGAACAAAAAATGCTTGAAGTCTGAAAATAGCATATTCTTTCTTCTTGTATGTTGTGACTGCTAACAGAAACGCGGAAACAGAAAACAATGAAAACACTAAGACGAAATTCGCGTCTTTAGAATACCACGAAACCAAAAGACTAGCGACAACACATAGAGCAACTGCTATGTTCTCAATAGTCTTCAATGTTGGTTTCCATGATGTTTTGTGATCGTTCCATTCCGTGAATTAAACCATAGTCTGGGTTATCGGATTCCAGTTCATTTTCGATGGCCTTTTCAATGACTAGAACAGCCGTCATAACGCTTTGATAGTTCATATTATTTTCTCCTTCAATATATAAAGTAAATATCGTCTTCGGTAATAATAATTTCTTCTGATTCTACTTTCTTGCCTTCATGTTTCCCGTCAGATCCACAAATACCAGAAATCTGAACTTTGTCACCAATGACAACAGTCATTGGACTACGTTTTCCATTCTTCAACAGTTTCCCGTTCCCTACCGCAGTTACAACAGCATCACGATTCGGATGAAGATGTTTGTCTGGATCAAGTAGGATAATACTATCTGATAATTTTGGCGGGTCAAGTAATTTCACGCGAACTTTGTTTCCAATTGGTCGTACTCTATTCATATTCTCTCCATTTTAGTGAACATATTGTTCTTCTTCCAATTCATAAACTGATTCTACTTCATTTTGTACGATGTAAGCAAATTCATCCCACAGATCTTTTGCTGCTTCTACACCTTCTGATTCATCACAGTAACCTACAACTTCTTTTCTTCCCGATTTCTCTACCAACCAGATTTGCCAACAGTGTAGCAATGGTCGAAAATATAGTCCGGTATTGACAACAGAATCTATGATATTTTGTTCAATGTCAGGCATTTTAATGTCTGGAAGATAACTCATATTTCTATGACCTTCATCGAATCGAAATCTTGATTTTCTGTGTTACCAAGAAAATTCACATATCCTCTTGGATTACATACCAACCTAGTCTTTCCGTTTGAGTGAAATTTATCATAGCTATCATGTGTATGACCAAAAGCCCAGACTGTCGGTTGATATTTGTCTATCATCCAATCTAAATCAGTATAGAAACCATAATTGATTCCGCCCGTTCCGTCAACTAGCCATTTTTCATGAACTCCTTGAATTGAAGGAATATGATGCGTGAACACTACACATTTCTTATCTTGATGTTTCTGTAAACACAACTCAATGAATTCCAAATCTTTCAGATGTCGATAATACATCCAATCCCATGTGAACCATTTGATAAATCTATCGTTCAACATCGTATAAGCCAAACGAGATTGTGCGCCAGACCAAAGAGTTGCACCGATGAAAACAACATCATCTCGCTCTATACAATATTGAGGCGATTGAAAATCTTCTATTGAACCACCATAGCCTGTATGGTTTCCTTCTAACACGAAAACGTTGTCGCTTTCATATTCTTCATGCGCACGTTTCATGAAATCATCATAGTCTTTCTGAGCATAAGATACAGCCGACACTATATCGCCAGCCAAAAGCAAAACGTCTGCTTGTGGTAATTCTAAACGATATGGTGCCGACTCTAAATGTAAATCACTTAAAAGAGCAATTTTCATGATAATCCTTTGATCAGGTGATGATCTTTTTTTCCGGTGCTGTCTGAATTAGACTGAATGCCTGCTGATAACCAGTTACGACTTCCGACGCTGCTTCTTCCAATAACATAATATCAGATAGTTGAAATGTGAATTCTCGTTTTTCTGCGAACGCAAACCAAGGAGCGAATCTCGCTTGCCCGTCCTGACCATGAACAATGGTTACAGGATTTAGCAAAGTTACAGAATTCGTTTCTTCCGTTACTTCTGCGATAAATTCCGCACCGTTGTTTAACATTACTGCTTTGATATTGCTCATTTGTTCTCCTTATTCCATTTCTTCCAAAATGGTTGTTTGACTGTTGTCAATTTATACGATTCGATTGCCGATGTCGGAAATGTCATCATGTTATTATTGGTGTCGAAAAACCAAAAACTTTCCAAACTGGAAATCTCTTTCATCACAGAAACCAGCTTTTCTGTTTCCTGTGGCTTTGAAGTGTGTTCTACACCACTATTTGTTCGAACCGTTAGAATGCTTTCTGACACGTTTTATTCTCCTTTGCTTATCATCATATCAAAAATTAATTCAAATCGTTCCTAGACGTATAGAAACGTCCAGAATCGATATGTACTATGTTTCTGATTCTACCATAATACGATGACGAGGTCAAGTGAATAATTCAACTGCCAGAAATAGATCGAACATTGCTAGGAACAACAGTAGGTTCTGCCAGCAATTTTAACGCATGAAGAACTTCATTTTGCTTTTCTTCGTCGCATACTCTCATTCTAGGCATCTTCGTCTTAGCTGAATCATCATCAGAAAACTCTTTGATGGCGGATTTAGAGTTACACATCCATTTTCTCAGATGTTCGTCATCCCATTTCCAGTCTGCATTTTCCATCGCTTCTGAATATTTCACGCCTTCGGCTTTTCCTGCCGGTGAACCGTATAAACCTTGAAATCCAGTACACATTTTAACTTTGTGTGTATCTGAATGGCAAGCGAAACACTTGGATAGTGGACTAGCAGTAGAAATTGCTGGAATTAAAAGTAATGCTGTTGCTAAAATGATTCTTTTCATGGTTGTTCTCCTTTGGTTGTGTACATTCTAACATATAGTTAGTTTTTCGTCTATCGTAGAAAATACACTTCCGTAGTGGAAAATTTGCTCAGAAGAATCCGAACCACAATCCCCAGCCATGAATAATACCAATCGGAAAGAAAATTGCTCCTGCTAGAAGAAAGATCCATTCCTGATGTTGAATACAGAAAATTACGTGTGTGAACCAAGCTGGGATAGCAGAAAGAATAAACACCACTAATCCAGTTCCAAGAAATCCACCAATCAGTTCTGCTATGCCAAAAGTTTTCTTTTTCAATTGCTGCTCCTGTTATATACTGTATTAAAATACTCAAGAATTTCATCTGTTGTGTTAGCTGTTGATTTATCCAACCTTTCTTCGATAAATCTCGGCAAGAATAGTGAATATGTATCACGATTTCTACCCTTCTGATAATCATTAGCTTTCACTGTGATGATCTGACCAAGTATGTCATCAGAATTCCAGAACTCTGTACGTTGTTTCAAACTCATCCCAGATACTTTGACTAGAAGTCCACCATCTTCTGACTGACAAACCAAAGCACCGAGATTGCCTTTGAAGTTTCCTTGACCTTCTTCTTTATCGATCACACGAAGCTCTACTGTCAATTCCACCTTGAGTTTAACCTGATTTCGACTACGACGGTTTTCCCATACAGCATCAAGATTCTTCAACACTGCGCCTTCGTTGCCTTGAGATAATTGATCTGCATAAAATTCCATCGCTTCATCTAATGAATTTACGATTTTAGATTGTGGAGTAAAAACATGCGCACCACCACGACAATCGACAGCTTCAAATAGTTTTTCGTCACGTTCGTCTAGTCGAATTGTTCCTTTAGCATTTTTTACACTAGAGAATTCTTCAATCGGAATATAATCCCAGACTTTTGTTACAACAAACTTAGATTCTTCTTCTGTCATCTTTCCACGAATAGCACGATTGATCATACCATTTCCGATTTCTCTTGGCAGAATCGTTCCGTTTTCGTCTATCATCAGCAATTCACCATCAATAACGCCAGAAGTAACGCCGAAATAATTCAAAATGTCAAAGATTGCTTGATCCAGCGCACCATGAATAAAAATTTCTTTTCCTGAACGCCCAAGGG